TTCCGCCGCCTCGCTCAACCCCTCGGCCAACATCTCGCCGATCTCCATCGCGATGTCGGCGGCGAGGGACTTCTGCGAAACGAGCCGCATCTTTGTGACGTTCAGCGCCGCGGCCCGCTTCTGTTCGTCGGTGAGACGGCGCCAGAATCGCCACGACACGGACCCGCCCGACAGAACGAAACGCGCGAAGTCTTTAGGGCCGAAGTTTCTCACAATGAGAGGTCGACTCGCCGCCCCCGAGACCACGTCCGGAAGGAAGCATCGATGCCACAATGTATTGCGAAACGTAGTTCATGAGGTCGCTTCGGAGACAACGGGATCTCCGCCGCCTCCTCGGGGACCGCCATCGCATTGTAGAAAATGATCCACGGCATCCGATCGTCATCATCGGGGACAAAGGCTAGCTGGACGGAATCATCCGAGGCGAAGCGCCCGATGGTCGGTTCTCCTGTCGATGTGTTCTTGACCCGATGATTGACGACTCGCCGTCCTGAAATCGCGCCCGCGGCCGTGTCGGGATAAAGCCACGAGAGGAAATCATCATCGTCAGAACGGAGAAGCCCAAGGATTACGGCCTGGCTTGCTTGCGTGACCACCTCGGCCGTTTGCCCGCCCCATCCATCGCTCGGGAGCCGGGCGGAGATCATCCCCGGAACGATGCGGGCGTTCGTGATAACGCCTAATCCGGTCCCCCCGTAAGGGTAGTCTCCAGTCAGAACGGATGGCGCCTTCACGATGCGACCCTTCCATCGAAAGATGTCTTCAGCGACGGGGATGCTCATCCGGTGTTGTCCTTCGTTGCGTGCTCTTCGAGGATGCGCGCGGTTTCCTCCAGTGTTTCAATCGTCCCCCCGAGGAAAGGCCGTTCCGCAACCGAGATGAATAACTCATCCTGAGAAAAGAAATATCCGAGAGTCCGGAGCGCGGCGCCGAATTGCCCGCCGCGAGACTTCTCCCCGGATAGCTCGCGGAGTTGCTCCTTTAACGTATCGCGCGCCAGAAGCGTAATCGGCTGGCTGTCGTCCAACCCCCATTGATGGACGCCCGCGTATTCATCGGCCGGCGGAGTCGCGTAAACTCGGACCTTGTTCTCTCCGACCGGCTGGAAGTCGATGGACGCGGCGAGCGTCCCCGAGTCCCGGAGCACCGGGCGCCGGTCCATCTTTCGCTTCGTGACCGGCTTCCCACGATTTAGCTCGTTGAGGGCGCCGGCATCGTTGATGAAGTCTTTATCCGATCGTCCGGGGAATCTCTCGGGCCACTTCTCATCCCCGAGTCGCTCATCCCGGAACGCCTTTTGAGCTTGCGAGGAGTAAGCCGCCCCGATGGCGGCCATCGCATCTCTCTTGCGCTCGATGTTCCGCCGGATCTTTTTCGACGTGAACAGCTCGAGATAATTGGGCGTTAATTTCTCGCCGATCGTCGGAGACGGCATCGCGGCCCCTTACGATGGCGGGTTTGGACAGACTCCCGCGAAACGCGCCACATCGAATATTGGCTTCGAGCCGGCGGGCTCCACGGTTTTTGTAAGCGTAGAGTTTGTTTTCGGAAGGAGTTTTTCCCGGAGCTTTTGCAGTCGTTCGAGGTATCGCTTATGCCTCGGCTCGATGCCCTCCCCGCCTTGCCCGGAATGCTCGAGGAGTCGGAGATATAAGCCCTCGACCCCGACCAACGCATCGCGGTCGTCGGTTGCATCGTAGGCTCTTCCAATCTCGATCTTAAATTCCGCTTCCACGTATCGCCCGGCATCGGTGAGGACCGCCGTATCCTCCCCCGTCGGCTCCGGATCATTCGGGTTCGTGAGGTTAGCGATTGCTTGGGAATCGTATGCAAGCCGGAATTCTGCGAGGAGCGTCCCCATCCTACGGCTCCGCGATGAGTGTCGTGCCCGACGTCGGAAGATACTGCCCCGGATACGCCCGCACGATGTGGCGCTGCATCTTCGCCGTGACTCCGCCGGTCGTCGTCCAGGTGTGCTTATCATCGCGTAGGAACGGGACCCCCGAGGCCCCGAGCGGCGCGTCTCCCGTGATCGCGTAATACTCGCCCCCGCGGCCGACGGAGCCGCTGTACCGAGTGAACGGCCCGACGACAACATCATCGACGATCACCGAATCCGAGGCCCCGAAGCCTACGGTCTCGATCTTTAGCTCCCCATCGTTCTTGTTAAAAGCCTTGAGCCAAGAATTGGCCCCGATGGCGATCTGAAGAATTTTCCAGTTTGCCGCGACCCCGCTAAGATCCGCGGAGGATATCGACACGGCTCCAAATGTTACCTTTAGCGTCTTCCCGCTCCCGGCCGAGACCGCTCCGTTTGTGTTATATGCGACCTGGACAAGCATCGGAACGCCGGGCGTGAAGGAGATATTCCTCTCCTCAAAGGTTTGTTTGATGTTCGTGACGGACTTGATCTTTATCGCTTGTTCGGTGCCCTCCCCCTTGTGCGTCCGGAACGTCGGCGTCGTCACGATGTCGATGTTCCCGATGGTGGAGACGGTCCATCCCGTTAGCACCGTCGCCGGCGCCGCGGCGGCATCATCTCCGAAGGATGGATTCTGGAAGATGCGGCGGGTCGCCGATGCTGATAACGCCGTGATCGGGACGGTTAACCCTGTCCCGCCCTCCTCGAGAAGATCCTCCGGGAGAGACTCGCCTCGGATCTCAAAAACCTCTTCATTCTCTCGGGCGCCTGAGTTGCGGTCCTGGATGCAAATCGCCTCCACCGACTCCGCCCTTCCCGACTGAATCGCCTGTCCATCTTCGTCGACAGTCAACCGGAGCATGATGCCATTCCCGGTATTTGTCCCGGCCTTCGTGATGGCGCCATACGTGATTCCGTTACTGGTCACCTTCTCATCTTCGTCGATTAGGTATCGGGACCATCGATCCAAGATGGCTCGCGCGCTCCGCTCCGGCCACGGATCCTTGTTGGCCCCGGAGTCATCACAATGCGCCAATTCGAGCAACCACGGATCCAACAACGTCGGGCCGAGGCTCATGTTCGCGGCGAGCCCTTGCCGAAAGATGCGGAACGCTGAAAGCTGCGCGTCCCCAAAGGATGCATCGTCTCGGATGTTCCCCTTCGCAGTAACCCCGTTAGCGACGAACGCGACTCCGTCGGCTAGGTGGGCATCGAGGATGCGGACGATATCCCGAAGGTTTGTATACAGCTCTGCAACGGTCGGCGTTGCCATCGTCCCCTCATCACTCGACGTCGTGGATTTTGTTGAGGATTGGATGCCGCTCTTCGAGAGATGGCATCCTGTCGATGTCGATCACGGAACCCGCCGGCCCGATCTCCTCACCGGGCATCAATACGAAATATCGAGCGACCGGCTCATCACGCGGCATCGGGCGATTCAGCGGGATGCGCCGATGCTTCGCTTCCTTTTGCTTTTCGGTCAAGCCAGACCGATCGTTAAACTTGAAAACCTTAGCCGATCGCGGGGCTTGTTCCGTGTCGGGTTCGTAGTCAAGGAGCGGTCGACCGTTCGGGTCTGTCTTCGGCGGATACCTCCATCGCACTCCGACGAAGCGCATCGCGTTGAGGCAAATCCTAACGCGGGCCGCGGTTAACTCCTCAAAGCGTCCAAGGTGGGCGCCCGGAACCATCTCAGCGCTGGACCCATCTTGACTCCGAACAATTTGATCTCGACGATACGCGAATTCGATCCCGCCTATCTTTTGCGACCACACCGGCGGAACCGTCGCCAATCAATGCGGCTTGATGCCGATGAAGTATCGCCGCGTCCCTTCAAATTGGATATCCGCGAAGGCATCGACATCCTCCGGTCGATCGGGTTCCGAACCGTCGCCGGCGCCGCGGAGGAAAGAGTCGGTGAGCGTATCGCGCCCGAGAACCTTGGGAGCATCGCTCGCCGGTTGCTCGAGGACGGCGGCGCCCGTTTTATCCGAAGATCCCGTCTGGCTTTTGTCCTTCGACATCTGTCTCCTTCTCCGAACGATGTTGATGAGTCATGCGGGAGCGCCCCCTCTCCGCGAAGAGCCGCCCCCGCACGTACCAACCGAAAATTATGCTCCGCCGGCGGCTGACACCTGGATGGCGCCGTACGGCTCGTTGACGCCGAACCCGTCCCGCTTCGAGAAATCGACCGACTCGATGCCGGTCTTGCTCGCGACCTCCGAATTCGACCGCGTAAAAATCTGCTCAAAGAGCTGGTCTCGGGCCTGATGTACCAGCGGCTTCACGTTGGAGTCGGCAAACCAAATATCGAACTCCGCCGCGGTAACGTTCTGATTCGGCCAAAGGATGGGCGCGCGGCCGGTGTCCTGGATAACGTTCGATGTGGCGTGGGTTGCGGTAGATGTCGGGTTCCCGCTAATCAATTGGAGAAACGCCTCTTCGACTACTTGAAGCTGTGCGGGGTTGAACGTGAGGAGCTTCGCTCCGCGAAGGGCTCCGGGGCTCATCAATGGCTTCCCTTCCGTGTCTTGGAAGTTCAGCGCCCGAGCAAGTCCGGTATAATAATCGGTCCGGATCTCCGCCGCATCGGCCATCGTCCCGCCGTTGATCGCGTTGCCGCCGTTGCCGCTGCCGGACGCGATGCCGAAGCGAGTCGCATCGGCAAAGATCGCGCTTCCGTCGGGCGCGTTCGGAACCGTCTCGAGAAGGTCGAGGTCGGTCCCCGCGTTCCGGATGAGAAAAAATATCTCCTCGATGAGATACGCGAAATTTTCCCCAACCCCGCGGGCTTGCGTGAGGAGCCCGTTGGTCTGCTCGTCGAGAGCGTCCCTGTAATCCCACGAAACGCTCCGCGCGTACGATTGGTTTTCAATCTTAAATTGGACGCCGCCAAACGGCTTAGACGCCATCGGCGCTCCGCCATACGGCCACCGGACCGGATAGGCGGGCGTCTTCCAATAAAAATGGATTTCCTGCCGGCGCGTTGATGGAAAGTCCATCGTCCCCATCATCGCCAGACCAGTCTTATTGATCTCGTATTGTTTTCGATAAGTCGAAAAGGCTTGCGCGACGATCCCCGCGGCGAAGGCCCCCGACGCTCCAACGGTAGATGGCATCTCGGCCTCCTCTTAAACTGCGACGTCGTCAATCAAGGCGAGTGCCTCAATTTGCGTGAACAAGCGAATCGTGTAGAGTGCCGACCCGGTCCGCGCCACGACGACGGCGGTCGGATCCTCGTTTGATGCTATGGTGAACTCACAAACGTTGTCATCGGACATGTGGATGTATTTGCCGACGTCCGCATCCGTGTCGGCGCCGTCGGCAATAGAAACGTTCCTCAGCGTCTCGCCCTCGATCACCGTGCAACGGATAACGCCGTCCCCGGTGAGCGAGTTTTCTCCATTGGAGTCGAGTTCCTTCGCCTGAAAATTGCAACGACCTAGCCAAACAGGATCCATCGTCGCGGATGATGCCGTGTTAACCCACGATTCAACGTGTCCGGTTGCCTTATCGACTCCGACGAAAGAGCCGTTGAATACCTTCACACCCGACTTG